TTTCTATATAGATAGGGTTACAGTTCTTGTCCTTTATATTTGTAACAATAACATTTGTAATTGAGTTTGAAGCATCTAGGCTTGATATTCTTAAATCTGTTTTTGATCGTCCAAGAAGAACTTTATCTTGTGTTATATTGACATTTGGTACTACTTCTTCTTTTAATCCTGCACCAGCAGGTGAAAGATAGCATGCAATTGTTCTATCAATAACCCAATTCTTTTTTACGTTACCGTAAGTTCCCTGTTCTACAATTGGATAGTAAATATCTGCTTGCATCGGAAATATAAAGTCGGTGCCTTCGCATATCATTAAATTATCCCTGGCTTGGTAATTGTATTTGCATACTTATCTAAAATCTTGTCCACTAAGAAATTACCAGTTCCATCAAACATAGACTTATCAAACTGAATTCTAAACTGCTCTGTATTATATGCTGTTACATATCTCTTATAGTAATCAAGTTTTCCACACTTAAGATCTTCAATGAGCAACTTGGTCGCATACTCTACATCTGCTGGAACAGCCTTATATCCTGTGTCAATGATAAATGTGTAGTCATATCCATTTGGAAACGCTACTCCATTATAACCATAATAACCTAGATCTCCTCTAGCAGTAATAATGTTTGGCGGTGATTGTTCCAACCTATTGTATGGGTCAGCAATTACTCTTTGTATTGCAGTATTATCTAATGTAACAATATAGTTATACTTATTTGTTTCTGGTGTGTCCACATCAAAAACCAACTCGTTGTTTTCATAAACTTTTAAAACCCTGTTTGCTGATACCCATAGTGGGAAATAGTCTGTGCCTTGACCAACAGACTGAATAATTTGTTTGTGATTGTAAAAGCCATCACTTACTTGTGAATCAATAATTGATCTTGCAACCAACTCTAACATTTTATACTCTGAAATCTCAGATGCTGTTGTTCCAAGTTCTTCTGGATTTACGTATGGACGAATTACGTCTAGGTTGCTTTCATAAAGCGTATGCTCGTGATCTTCATCGTAAAACTTAATAAAAAAGTTTCTATCATACTGAACTTTTTCAAGTGGTAGTTCATAAACCAGTTTGCCGTTTGCGTCTGAAGAAAGCAATGTTTCTTCTACTGAGTGGTCCACCAAATCCTCAACATAGACAATATACTCATAGTTGGGTATAGGCAGTGTCCATGTGGTTGTTAGAGGATAAGGTGGAACTCTCATTACTTCCATCGATTATGCACCAAACTCCGACTTAACTTGTTCTGGTGTAACCAGTGTAATATGGTCACGAGTTAGCCATTGATCTGCTTCACTCTTAGAGACAATATTAATGCCCTTTGATACCTTGCCAACTCCGACCCAAGAAACATTCTTAGTTGACTTAATTGCAACTGTCTTTGCTTCCTTTACAGGCTTTGGCTCTGCCTTCTTCTTTGGTGCCTTTGGTGCTGTTGATGCTCCAATTACTCCATTTGCTACTGAACCAAGCGCTTGCTCTTCTTTGACTGATTGGTATGAAGGTGTTGTGATTGCGTCAGAAACTTCTTCCTTTGGCTCTACAACTGGCTCTTCTTCCTTAACAGGCTCTACAGGTGCTTCCTCAACCTTTGGCTCTTCAACTACTGGTGCCTCTTCGACAACTGGTACTTCAAGAACTGGTGCTTCTTCAACTGTATCTTCTGCAGGATTATTATTTAAATTTTCCATGATTTCCTCCTGAATGTATTATATCATTATAAGTGATAAGGGGAGCAGGAGCGTTAACTCCTACTCCCCCTAAAGTGTACTGAACAGAATTAGTCTTCTGATGCAGCGTCAGCAAATGCGATTGCATCCTGCTCTTCCCATTGAATACCGAAGCGAACGAAGACTGTGTATTCTACAGTGTCCTTCTTTGGCTTGTACTCACGGTTAACAGTGATGTCACGCTGGAAGCCCCATACACGGTTCTGTGGGAATGTCAAATCGACATATCCTGCAGGGTAGTAAGGTACTTCCTGTACGTCAATTCCGAGGACACGTGTTGTACGTGCTCCACCGAATGTCTGTGATACACCGTCAAGATAGTTCTGACGGTTAGTTGGTGTTCCACCAGCCTGTGAAGCAAACGCTTCAGCAACTGCATCTGCAAGTGTACCGTTATTCTTAACGATTCCCTGGAATGCATCTGTTCCTGCGTAGAACTTCAAGTTAGACTTGATCGCACGGTACTTACGTGGCATTGCAAGAATAATCTTCTGCATTGCGTCTGTTGTCCAGTTATCGTTTGTAACTGTAACAACTGCTTCGTGTGCATCTCCATCAGAAGTTACACGGTTTACGAAACCGTTCATAATTCCGAGGAATGCGCCATCTCCTGAGTCACCTGTACCATTGATTGCAAGGTCTTCGATATCGTTACCGAAAGCATTTGTCATCAAACGGACAATGTGATCTTCAAGTGCTGCACCTTCAATATTATCTTCTAGTGCTTCTGCAGATACTTCCCAGTCAAGGCGGATCTTCTTAGTTGTAAGTTCGACCTTTGAGAATGTTGCACCTGCGTTTGTGTAGTCGCCAACTGCTTGCGCTGCTGCACGAATTACACGCTCTCCGACGTTTACCTTTTCGAGTTCCATTGTATTGGCTCTCATAGTAACACGACGGCCATCTTGGGCGAGAGTGGTAGCATCCCACACGTAGTCAATAAAACGACGTGCTTGCTCTGGACGAAGGATACCTGATCCAGCCTCACCTGAAGGATTTACTGCGTTTGGACCATCTGTAACACCTAGGTTTGCTACTGGGATATTACCCAATACACCACCATCGGTATAGTTACCTGGTACGTTTGAACCTGCTTCAGATCCTGATGCAAATGCACCTTGGCCCTGATACAATCCTGGTGCTGTTCCACCAAGTTGACCTGATGTTCCAGGTTGGTTCTTCTCTATATTTTGTTCCGACATATTGTCACCTCCTGTGATTTTTACTTATTTTTTTTATTTTAATAAGTCGGCTGTTTTGAGGAAACTACCGCCCCATGGGGATTTTTCAACCATTTCAGGTTGATCCTGTACAATCTCGCCGAGATCGCCAGACTTTCGGAAAGCGGTGTCTGCTTCTACAGCATCTACACGCTTACCAAACTCGTTAAACTCACCTGCTACAGATGCAATATCTTTTGCAACTGCTTCAAATGACTTTTTTGCTTCTTCAACATCAACCTTTGAAGACTTAAGAAGTTCGACTTCTGCTTGCAAAGACTTTACTGTTGATACTAGATCGCTAAAGGCAGATGTTAGGGTATTCTTGATTTCAGCAATTGACTCAACAATTACATCATCTGATTTAGATACCTCTGTAGTTTCAACTTCTGCTTCAGTTGCTGGAGTCTCATCAGACTTTTCAACTTCTTCAGACGCTGGGGCTTCATCAGCCTTAACAACATCTTCTGCTGGGGTTTCAACTACGGCATCAACCTCTGGAGCGACCTCTGACTTTTCTACTTCTACTACTGCTTCTGTTTCAACAACTTCTGCAACTGTTTCTGTATTTTCTGTCATAGGACTTACCTCCTTGTTAATCTTAGAAGTATTAATGCCTTTAGCACTATCAACTAAGAACTTTATCATTTCTGTTTTTTCATTATCCGTTTTTTCAACGAACCCTATATTTTGCATTGCCTGTCCTGTTACTGGGCTTACCTCTGACTCATTTTCAGAAGCGATTACAAGACCTGATTCCTTTTCATAAAAAACATTTTCAAATACGGTGTCATCACCCTTAACAACATCTACTCCGTCAACCTTTTCAACAGATACAATGTTTGCAAACTGATTTGCTGGGGAATCTACAAGACTCAACTCAACCAAATCATAATCCTTAATAACTCTAATTGTAGAATCTGACTTCTCATCATAGCCGTCATCCCACTTATTCATACGGCCACCAATTGAGAATCCTGTGTATGTACCGTCCAAAACCTTTTCCCATGCATTCTGTGCACCCTTTGAAATATATGCAGAAACAAAAACACCAGAGTAGAACTTCTTAGACTCTGGATCAAAGTATTTGTCTTCTTTAAAGTTTACCATCTTGCCTACTGCTGATGGCTGATGCATTTCTCTGATGTTACCACGGAACTTTGCAAATGCCTTCATTGATGCTTCTGCTGTAACAATATCGTTTTGCTTGTCTAGATTATCTAGGGATGCAAAACCTGAGACGATACGTCTTTCCTTGTCTACCTTTGCAAAAGGGAGAGATAAGCGAACATTGTCGCCCTCCGTATTCCAGTGAGCCTTAGATATAGTCATGGTTTATATATTATATACCCTTTTTATATAGATTGTCACAATTCGGACA